AGACACGTTGGAATCATACTTCGATTAAAACATAATTAAAGAATCAACCTATCGGAAAGATTTATTTACACAAAAGAATTGACAGTGTCTAAACATGAAAACGATAACTAATAAACACTAAGGCATCGACTTTTAGCGGGTCGGTGCTTTTATTATGCTCTGATTCAAAAAGGCTATAACACATGTAGTAGTACAGCCTTAAATTCTGTGTTGTCTCTTTAATCTCAGCAGGATTACTAACAACTATCTCCTTAGTCATTAACCATCCAGTCGTGAAACTCAGGATGTTTTTCAGGATCATAGTGACCATTCTCATCTATTTCAATATCTTCAACTGGAAAATTTTTGAGTAGCTCTGCCCAATCTTCTGCTGTTGGAATTTTATCCATAAATATCACCTCTCGAATTATCATGTGACACCTTTATTGTCTCATAAGTATTGAATCAAAGCCACGAAAGGAATTTCACAATGATTATTTTCAATAAACTATTTCACACCAACAAGGCCTCACCTAAAAACACCTTGTCCAGTACCATGTCATTTCTCTTTGGCAGCACTACGGCTGGGCAAAACGTGACTGAACGAACTGCCATGCAAAATACGGCCGTTTATGCCTGCGTCCGCGTTCTTGCTGAAAGTTTAGCGACCTTACCTTTGCATCTTTACCAGCTAACTGATGATGGTGGCAAGCAACGGGTTAATGACCACTCATTATCCTTCCTGCTTCATGATGCCCCTAATCCTGAGATGACCAGTTTCATTTTTAGAGAAACTATGATGAACCATCTCCTGCTCTGGGGCAATGCCTATGCCCAGATCATCCGTAATGGCCAGGGGCAAATTACCGGGCTCTATCCCCTAATGCCTGATCGCATGGATGTTAACCGAGCTCGCAATGGTGAGCTTTATTACACCTACACGCGCAACTATGATGACTACCAAGCCAAGGACGAGTCAAAACAAGTCGTTCTTCTAAGTGATGAGGTCTTGCATATTGCTGGCCTTGGCTTTGATGGTCTAATTGGCTACAGTCCGATTGCCATGGCTAAAAATGCCATTGGTCTGTCTTTAGCAGCTGAGCAGTATGGTTCTACCTTCTTCAAAAATGATGCGACGCCAGGCGGTATTCTCGAACACCCCAATGTTGTCAAAGATCCCGAGCGCCTTCGGAAAAGTTGGCAATCTCAATTCTCAGGCCCCAGTGGTCATAGTATTGCGGTATTAGAAGAAGGCATGACTTTTCACCAATTATCAATTCCTCCGGACCAAGCACAGTTCCTAGATACCAGAAAGTTCCAATTAGATGAAATTGCCCGCATCTTCCGAATTCCACCACACATGATTGGGGACTTAGAGCGCTCGACTTTTTCTAATATCGAACAACAATCTCTCGAATTTGTGAAGTACACCTTGAATCCTTGGTGTGTTCGCTGGGAACAAGCCATGAACCAACAACTTCTTAGTAAAGAAGAACAAGGCCGTTATTTCATCAAGTTCAATGTTGATGGCCTAATGCGTGGTGACTATGAAAGCCGGATGAATGGCTACGCAATCGGTCGCCAAAACGGCTGGCTCTCAGCTAATGATATCCGCGAATTAGAAGATCTTAACCGAATCCCCACTGAGGATGGTGGCGATGAATATCTGGTCAACGGCAATATGCTACCAGTTAAGGATGCAGGACAATTTTATCAAACTAAAACGACAGGAAGTGATCAAGCATGAAACGATTCTGGAATTGGAGCAGCGAAAATAATACCCCAACCTTAACCATCAACGGGACCATTGCTCCTGATTCATGGATTGATGATGAAGTCAGCCCCCAAGTTTTTCAAGACGAATTAAATCAAAGCCGTGGCCCGATTGATGTCTGGCTCAATTCTCCCGGCGGCGACTGTGTAGCTGCTAGTCAAATCTACACCATGTTAATGAGTTATCCGGATGACGTTAATGTCAAAATAGCTGGCATTGCGGCTTCGGCAGCTTCAGTCATTGCCATGGCTGGCACCAAAGTTTCAATGGCACCCACTGCTTTAATGATGATCCATAATCCATTAACCATTGCAGCCGGCAACCGTTCTGATATGGCCAAAGCAATCCAGCAACTTGATGAAACTAAGGAAAGTATCATCAATGCCTATGAAATTAAGACCGGCCTGCCCCGAGGCAAGATTGCTGCCTTAATGGATGAGCAGACTTGGATGAATCCGAATAAGGCGATTGAGTTAGGCTTTGCTGATGAAGTGCTCAACGCCGAATCAGTCTCTGACAGCTACACTTATTCTGAACACCAAAGCACCCTGCAAATTCTCAACAAATTACAATCCAAAAATCACTACCCAATTGAGTCGCTACAAAGGCGGCTCTTTTTACTACCCCACTAACTTCAAGGAGGAATTTTTCAATGAGTAAATTAACTGAACTACAAACCAAGCGTGCCAAGATTTGGCAACAAGCTAAGGACTTTTTAGACGAAAAGCACCAAGAAAGTGATGTCTTGTCGGCTGAAGATAATGCCACCTATGAAAAGATGGAAGCCGACGTGGTAAGTCTTGGCAAGGAAATCGACCGTCTCACTAAACAAATGGAAATCGATAACCAGCTTAAACTGCCTACAAGTCAACCTTTAACCACCAATCCTGCTACTGATGAGCAAGAACTTGTCACAAATTACAGCCAAGACTTCTGGAACTTAATGCGCGGACAGGCACCAGTGACTAATACCTTAAAAGAAGGCACGGACCCTGATGGTGGCTACTTAGTCCCAGATGAATTTGAAAAGCAACTGATTCAAAAGCTTCATGAAGCAAATATTCTTCGTTCAATCAGCCATGTAATCAAAACCAACAGCGGTGAACATAAGATTCCATTTGTGGCAACTGAAGGAACGGCTGCCTGGATGGAAGAAGAAGCTGCCTACACCGAATCCAATACTCAATTTAGTCAAGTATCCCTTGGTGCGCACAAACTTGGTACTTTGATCAAAGTTTCCGAAGAACTTCTCAACGATTCCGCCTTTAACTTAATGGGCTATTTGTCTGAGGAGTTTGGTCGTCGCCTGGGTGATGCCGAAGAAAAGGCCTTTTTAACTGGGACTGGAAGTGGACAACCAACCGGAATTCTTAATGACACTACCGGAGCTACCTTAGGCTCAACTGCCAAAAGTGCCACCGACATTAACTTTGACGATTTGATTGATCTCTTCTATTCCTTGCGAGCACCTTACCGCAAGAATGCCGTCTTCATTATGAACGATGACACTGTCAAAGCTGTCCGCAAACTGAAAGACAAAAACGATCAATACATCTGGCAACCTTCTGTGCAAGCTGGTCAGCCCGACCGCATTCTTAACTGCCCGGTTCTTACCAGTCAATACATGCCAAGCTTAGCTGCTAGCGCCAAGCCAGTTTTATTTGGGGACTTCAACTACTACTGGATTGCCGATCGTCAAGGTCGCACCTTCAAGCGTCTCAACGAACTCTATGCTGTAACTGGTCAAGTTGGCTACTTAGGTTCGCAACGTGTCGATGCTAAGGTAATCTTGCCTGAAGCCATCAAGTTTATGTCAATGGCTGCTAAGTAGGGAGGCGGAGTTTGTGGAAATTGTTAGTTTGGAGGAAGCTAAGACCTACTTAAGGATTGATGGCACTAATGAAGATCAACTGATTACCCGCTTAATCAATTCTGCTACCACAATCGTCGAAAATATTCTGCGCCAACCACTCAGTTCATTCGATCAGGTTCCAGAAGATATCCATACCGCTGTGCTCTACTGCTTGGCCTACCTTTATGAGTACCGAGAAACGGCTGACTTTGATGCCATGGTCAAATTTCTAAGGGCCATCTTAACACCCTACCGAAAGGAGGCCTTTTAGATGCAAAAACAAAATAATCGAACCAGCAAGATTGCGGATATTGGCGAATTAAACCAGCGGATTCAACTAATGAAAATCGAAACCTACGGCCGCAATCCTAATACTTATCAGCCACTGGAAAGAAATGTGGTCTTTGCTAATGTTTGGGCCAAAGTTTCTGCTCTTCATGGACAAGAATACTATACTGCAGTTTCAGTAAAACTCGAAAAGCAGCTCTCTTTTATCGTGCGCTATCGCCCAGACATCGACGAAAAAACCAATATTTGGTTTGATGGCCGTGGCTACAACATTGGTTTTATTGATAACGTCAAGTATCGGAATGAATACTTAGAAATCAAAGCAAATTATAGTAAAGGAGTGCGACCACCAAATGAAGATTAGTATAAGTGCCTTTCCCATCAATTCATGGTTTGGGATTGTCGGAGCCTTTTTAGGCTGGTTCTTAGGCGGCTTGGATGACCTACTTTATGTCCTGTTGATTTTCATGGCGGTGGACTATCTGACTGGTGTCCTTTGTGCCATCAGTGAACGGAAGCTATCCAGTGAAATTGGCTTTAAGGGCATTATGTGTAAAGTCCTCATCTTAGTTTTGGTAGGAATCGCTCATGCCCAGGATGTCTACCTACTTAAAAATGGCTCCGCAATTCGCACTGCCACGATTTTTTTCTATGTTTCCAATGAAGGAATCTCACTATTGGAAAATGCCTCTCGCCTAGGCTTGCCTGTTCCTGAAAAACTCAAGGAAGTGCTCAAACAATTGCACGGTAAAAATGACGATCATAATGATCAATAACCTCCTGTAATAACCTCCTGTTTGGCCTGTGGATTAATTTCCGCAGGCTTTTTTCTTTTGCACAGGTTTATTTTTCGATTTTTCCTGGCTATTAAATAGAGGTGATTACAATGGATAAACCAAAAATGGAATTTAAAATTACGACCCAAGAAATCATTGATGACTTGCACTACCATCAAGCCCAAGCCATCGCAGAAGATTTTCTAGCTCGCGGACTAATCAATCAAAGTCAGTTTGAAGAAATTGAAAAATTAAACCGGCAATCATTTCCGCCACTATTAGCTGAGTTAATGGTCTGAATCGTTGCTATATCAAAGTTTTAGAGCTAACATCACACACTGATGAAAGGAGGTACATAAAATGGCAAGCGTAACTAAACTTACTAAACCACAGTCAAAAGTCAAGGCGGTCTTACAAGTAGCTGCTTATTGCCGGGTTTCAACTAATAGTGATGAACAAGAAGACAGCCTAGCTAATCAACAAGACCATTTTAAAAGCTACATCCAGCAGCAACCTAACTGGCAGCTGCATCAAATCTACTATGATAATGGCATCTCTGGCACCAAAGCGCAAAACCGTCCTGGCTTACAAGCGCTGTTAAAGGATTGCCAAAACGGGCAAGTTGACCTGGTGTTAACCAAATCGATCAGTCGCTTCTCACGCAACACCACTGACTGCTTGCGAATCATTCGCCAGCTTAAACAACTGGATATTCCTGTTATTTTCGAGAAGGAAAACATCAACACCGGCAGTATGGATAGTGAATTAATCCTCTCGGTACTGGGTAGTTTAGCTCAGGATGAATCACAATCAATCGCCCATAATGTCCGCTTAGGTTATCAACAGCGTGCCAGTAACGGAGTGTTTCATTATTCGCTTCCCCCCTACGGCTACCAAAAAGATGCCAATCGGGATTTAATAATTGACCCGATTGAACGAAAAGTGGTGCTCCGAATCTTCAATTGGACAATCGAGGGTAAAAGCCCTGACCAGATTGCCCAAACGCTCAATGAACAAGCTATTTCCACGAAACGAAACGGCAAGTGGCATGACTCCACTATTCGAGGAATTTTACAAAATACGGTCTACTTGGGCACGACCGAGTTTCAAAAGACTTTCACGGATGATGAATACCACCGCCACCCTAACCAAGGTGAACAAGGCAAAATCATCATTGAAGAACACCACCCAGCAATTATTGATCAAGCCACTTTTACACAGGTGCAAAAGATCATCATGCTCAAGCGAAAATTTTATCCACAAGCAAAGGCTAAGCCACAAAGACATACTTTTAGTCGCAAAATCTACTGTGGAAATTGCCAGAAGCTGTTTAAAAGACAAAGCCGTAGTGGCAAAGTCTGCTGGGGCTGTCAAACCCACATTAAGAGTGCTAAAGATTGCCCAGTGAAGTCGATTCGTGAAGACACCCTGCATCTTGCCTTTTGCACCATGGTAAACAAGCTGATCTTTAGCCAGAAGTTCCTATTAGAACCATTAGTCGAACAACTCCAGGCCGATCAAAACCAGGAACAGGCAGCTAAACTCAGCCAAGTTGAAACCGAACTCAAAGAAGCCAAAGATAAACAAGATAATCTCCAACAGCTCAGAAAACAAGAGCTGATTGAAAAGGACTTCTTTACTAAGCAAGATGCCGAACTTGAGCAGGAAATTGCCAACCTGCAAAGTGAAATTGAGCGCCTCAAGCAACTATTAGGTGGCCAAAATTCCAAATTGCCACTGACTCATGAACTCTTGAAACTATGCCAAAGAAGCAACTATTTAACAGCGTTCAACGCCGAGCTCTTTGAACAAATTATTGAATCAATCACGGTCGATCAAGACCATAATCTTACTTTCCACCTCAAGTGTGGATTAAATCTAACTGAAGGGAGTAAACATCATGTCAAAGCTTAAATACGGTTATCAATGGCAAGCCGGGCAAATTGTCATCAACCCTGACCAAGCTGATGTAATCAAGCAAATCTTCGCTGGTTTTCTTGCTGGCCAGACTCGCAATCATCTAGCGCGCCAGTTTAACTTAACTCATACTTCTGTTTTGCGAATCTTAACTTCAAATAAATATGCTGGAGCAGAGGACTACCCGCAAATAATTAGCACCACTGACTTCAAGCAAGTACAAAAAAAGCTGAAAAAGCAGATTGTTAGAAAGTCTAAACAGCAACCAACTCCGCCAACTAAGTTTTACCGCGGGATTATCAAAAAATACTCGGATGATGCTTTTAAGCAAGCCGAACACATCTATCAATTAATTTACAGTGAGGTGGAAGTCTATGGCGAAAGTTAGAATTATTCCTGCTCAAGTCAAACAAGGTAATCGGAATCGACAGGTTGAAGAAGCTGATATTAAGCTCAAAGTAGCTGCCTATTGCCGGGTATCGACTCTTTATGAAGATCAGGCATCAAGTTATGAAACTCAAGTGGCCCACTACAAAGAATTCATTAACAAGAACCCTAAGTGGGAACTGGCTGGTATCTATGCCGACGATGGAATCTCTGGGACTGACACTAAGAAGCGAAATCAATTTAACCAGATGATTGATGATGCCAAACAAGGCAAAATCGACCTCATCGTCACTAAGTCCATCAGCCGGTTTGCCCGGAACACCATCGACTGCTTGCAATATATCCGGGAATTAAAAGAACTTCATGTTGCGGTCTTCTTTGAAAAGGAAAATATCAACACGATGGATGCCAAGGGTGAAGTCCTAATTACCATTATGGCATCGCTTGCCCAACAAGAAAGTGAATCCATTTCGCGTAATATCAAGATCGGCCTTCAATATCGCTATCAACGCGGCCAAGTAATCGTCAACACTGCACGTTTTCTTGGCTATGACAAAGACAATGATGGCAATCTAGTCATCAATCCTGAACAAGCTAAAGTTGTTAAGCGGATCTTCTATGAATGCTTGACCGGGAAAAGTGCGATTGAAATTGCCCGCGAGCTGACCAAAGAAGGCATCAAGAATGGTATCGGTCGGACGCAGTGGCATTCGTCTGGGATTATCAAGATTCTCCATAACGAAAAATACATCGGTGATGCCCTCCTGCAAAAGACTTATACAGTGGACTTCTTAACCAAGAAGCGGATCAAAAATGACGGTCAAGTGCCCCAATACTACGTGGAAAACAATCATCCAGCAATTATCTCACGGGCTACCTTCTACCAAGTCCAGAAGCTCTTGGACATGCGCCGGGAGGGCTTTACAACAGAAGGCGGTCATCACCATGGTTACACTAATGCCTATTGCTTTTCCTCAATTGTTTATTGTGGCCGCTGCAAAGACATCTACACCCGGTGCGTTTGGTATCGACCTAGGATTGGCGAAGTCGAGAAAGTCTACGTGTGGCGCTGCTATTCCCGTCTGCACTGGAACCATAAAGGAAAACGATGTATGGGCCGGACAATTACTGAAGCAGACCTTGAAGAAGCTAGTTTAAAGGCTATGAATGAATTAATCCAGCAACACCAACTAGCTGACAAGCAAATCGCAGCCAATATTCTTAAAGTCACCCAAGGAAGTGCTGGCCCCAGCCTTGATGAACTTGACCAACAATTAGAAGACCAACAATTATTGCTCTTGAATATGAGTACCCACAATAAGAACGTTGAGCAATTAACTGAACAGGTCCAAGCCTTACGAAAACAACGCGAACAGCTTATCCAACAGGAAATCGACCACGACATCAAACGCTCCAACCTGAAGAACATCCAATCTTTCTTCCAGACCTACCAAGGCGGCCTCATCAAGTTTGATAAGAAATTGGTCCGCCTCTTGATTGAAAAAATCACCATCTACAAAAGCAAAATTGAATTTACTTTCAAGGATGGTGAAGTGATTACAGTCAAAATGTAAGTTAACCATTACCGCACTCAGCTAATTTGGCTGGGTTTTTTTGTCTTCATTTATCAGTTTTTGGGATGAAGTAGTTGATTTAACCGATGATGCCAATAGCCCATGGAAATGGTAGTCGCTGCAAAAAGAGCAACGAAAATATAGTGCAGCCAAATTAATTGATGGGCTAGTGAGTAGTCGGTTGGCGCAATTGCGGCAATAAACAAAACTAACCATGCTGCCCGATGCCTTTTAATGATCCGCCGATACTGTTGTTCACGTTCAGTACGCAAATCATTGTTTACCTTAGTCTGTAGCTTAACATCATTTTTCTTCATATCACTCTGCCCCTTTAGTAATAAGTTGATAGGTAATTATACATCTAACTGTAGGAAACTGTCACTTCCTTTGTGGAAATTGATCAACTCAATCTGCGGGAACATATCAACACTAACTGCGGGAATTGGTCGCCCCGAAATTAAGCCAATTTTGCAGGTAGTCTGTGGAAACTGATCACCACTAAGGACAAAGCCTATTAAATCAACGTTTCTGATTGAGCAACAAAAAAGTGTATCTATCTGTGGGAACTGGTCACAAAAAGATACACATTTTTTGATTTTATAAATGCCTTAACAGCGCTGTTTCTGGCACCCTACTTTTGGCGCTCAAGGACCGTTACGCTCTCGACATGCCACGAGCTTAATTGGTCAATTACACATTGTTAATTAACCGCTACGCTAACCAATTAACTTTGCTTAATCAAAAACATCGTGTTTGTTAACTCGCTTTCGCA